TTGTGAAAAGAACCCAGAGAAATGTCAGGATATCCTTGAAGGAGACGACTACTGAGTATAAATCACTACACAGCACCTCTTGACAGAGGTGCTTTTTTGCTATATAATATGTAAAGATTTACAACATTAGGTAAATGACTGTAACGACTAATGAGTACGGACAGAATAATCTGTTCGCTCGTGAACCACAGATGGTTGTAGAAGAGTACAATCGTAAGGGACTTGAGTCTCCTCAGCAATATGCAGAGACTTACAACGGACGCTGGGCAATGATGGGAATCGTTTCTGGTTTCATCTCTTACGCTATCACCGGTAACTTCTTCTTCGGTATCTTCTGATTATGCAACCTGATTTGATTGAACTCCTTACTTATTATGTAATTGGTGGTGCCCTTTTAGTTGGTGCCCCTGCTGTATTCTTCCTCATTGCCTTCATGCCTGCTCTGCAGAACACTAAGGGACGTATGGTTGGATACAAAGATCACAAAACTTATGGTGACTCATCCATTTATGAGAACACCCCAAGTGACAATTCCAAATTCTATCTTGTACTAGGAGGTTGACATTGACTTCAACATTGTTTACAATCACTAGTATCGCCTTCTTTGTCTTATTGGCGTACTCAGTAGAACAATTATCAGAAACTTACTAATGGCATTTAATGTAACTCTTCGCACTCCTACTGGAGAAGAAACCATTGCTGTTGAATCGGATCAGTACATCCTTGACGCAGCAGAGGAAAGTGGTATCGATCTCCCTTACTCCTGCCGAGCAGGTGCTTGCTCCTCATGTGCAGGAAAGATTGTGAGTGGAACAGTCGATCAATCCGATCAGTCTTTTCTTGACGACGATCAGATTGAAGCAGGATTTGCACTTCTCTGTGTATCGTATCCTACAAGTGATGTAATCGCTGAAACTGAAAAAGAAGAAGAGTTGTATTGACTAGATAATGAAACACTTTGAATACGATGCCTAATCCCGACGCTCTCTGGCAAGATATACAGAAACTGGATGACATGTACGAAGAACTTCTGTGGCATCCCGACGACGAACTTCAATTCTCTCATGATGGAGAGAAAATTATAATCACAAACAAAACATTAGAGGAAAAGAAAAATGAATGAAAAAGCAGAAAAACTGAATGGACGTGCAGCAATGGTTGGTTTCATTGCAGCAGTAGGTTCTTACTTGGCGACTGGGCAGATTATCCCTGGTGTGTGGTGAACGACGTGTTACTCATTTCAGCGTCACTCATAGGAGGGTTTATCTTTGCTGCCCTATTGACTGAGGACGTAGATGATGATGACAACGGTCCTGATAGTGGGTTAATGCAACCCATTTATGCACCATCCCCATCTTAACAACTAAATAGTACAGGAAGGGGACTTTGAGTCTCCTTTTTTATGTCGAATTAGTGATTACCATGATTACCGTCAGATGCAAAGAATGTAAAAAAGAACTAACAGGCAACAGTAAGATTCAATTTTGTGGTTGTCCCAACAAGATGGGAGTAATTGGAGACAAAGTAACTGCTGTTGACTTGGGTAAGGTTATCATGGTAACTAGTAACACTAATAAAAAGAATACCAGTCATTTCTCTAATGATGAATTAGTATATCAAGAGAGTCGTCGTCAGAGAAAAGTCCGTAGAATTGTGTTTGAAGAAAGATAAAACAATCTTTAAGAGTTTTTGTAACACCTATATACAAAAACTAGACAATTTATCAGGAGATTAATCGAAGATGACTAGCACGTCATTGGAAACAAAAATCTGCACCAAGTGTGGTGCTACCTGGATAGGAGGACAGCATTACTGGACTGGCACTGGAAAGTTAGGAGATCCTCATGATTTAGCGGGTTTAGTATGCAACAACCATGGAGATGAAACTTGCATTAATCCCTGCAAAGGCTCTACTTCTGGCGATACCTGGGAACATCGGTTAGAATTTTTGAATAAATTATGGGACAATCATGAGTCATCGGATGGATGAAATCAAACCTGAGCACTACATCACAGAGAAGCAGTGTCAAGAAATGATTGACAAAGCAATTGACAAACACAATAAAACTGCTACAGTTATAAGTGCCATCCTTGGTGGTATCCTCCTTGCTTTTTATTCGCACGGGGTACTATCTTTGGTAGGCAGAGTTTGACGGGGTGTAGCTCAGTTTGGTAGAGCACTCGCTTTGGGAGCGAGACGCCGCAGGTTCAAATCCTGTCACCCCGACTGTTATACATATTGCAAGATGCATTTTTATTCTGTGGAATACTGGCAAGAAAACTGGGAAACTCTCATGGACAGAGTGGAGAATGGGGAAACAATTGGTGTCGAGAATGAGAGTGGAGAGAGAGCAGTGATGGTGCCAGCGGATGATGAAATGCTCAGACTTTACACTGAGCACGAAGAAGGTTCTTGACATAGCATCCATCCTCCTCTATAATATAAAAGTCAACATTCAAAGCAATGACTCTCGCAGCAAAATTCAAGAAGGACATGTCCACCCTTAAGGGTGCAGCATCCCGTGATTTCTATCTTGATGTAAAGAATCCGAAACTTTACAAAAAGGTTCGTAAGTTCTACGAAAACAATGGTGTAGTATTCTCTGGCGATCCTCTTGACGATTACGAAATTCTAATCGATGAGTTGATTACCGATCTTGAAACTGTCGAGGCATGAAAATTCTCCTAGAGCGATTTCCTTATCGTTATGTTGAGTGTGGCACTTTAGAAAATGGGTGCCCTGACTATCGTATTCAGAAAGCACATGAGTACACCAAAAGATACAAAGACATGTATCTCTTGGACAATCAAATGCAACTACTGACTGCGATTGATGATTTCGAGTACACCAAATGGTTAGATCCTGAAGGTGTTCCGTGTTATATCAAAGATACTGTTCATGCCACATGAGTTTCAAATCTATCCTCTCTTCTCTACTCCTTTGTACCATGCTTCTGTGGTTAACCGCATTAGTGACATTGTAGTAGAGGAGAAAGATTTTTTTGAGAATCAGAATCAGTACAATACTTACAACAGTAGAAACCAAAACATACTAGACGAAGATAGGTTCAAGGAGATTTCTGATATTGTTGACGAGCATGTGGGAACATATGCATATGACATACTAAAAATCTCTAAACAAACTAAACTTCAACGCACATGTTCTTGGATGGTGATTGGCAAACCTGGTTCAGTCACCGCTCCTCACATTCATAGAAATTCTATCTTCAGTGGAATTTTTTATGTGAAGTCAGAAGAAAATGCGGGTGAGATTATCTTCTCAACACAACCCACTCATTCCATTATCAGTCCAGATTTGGAAGAGAAGAACATTTACAACTCTGAAAGTTGGAGCATCTCTGTAAAGACAAATGATATCCTGGTGTTTCCGAGTCACCTAAATCATTCTGTCTCTTGTAACAACTCTGGAGATATTAGATGTGCCATTGCATTTAATTATTTTCTGGCAGGAGTAATATCAAATCAGGAAACTCAAGTTCTGAACATAGTCTCGGGATGACTTTAAACACGCCCTGGTCGGGATAACCCCCTAAGTCACGGATGGACTATAACAGTACTGGTGGAGTCATTAGACCCTCTTAAAACTAAATATCTTTGTAGAATTCATTAGTAATCATGGCAAACAAGGGTACGGCAGCAAAGTCTGCAAGTGGTGCATCTATGTCAAAGTATGATGTAGAAGTTGAAGCAAGACTTCAAGCACTAGAAGCAAAGGCACACACTCCCTGTGGTGGTGGCAACGCTGATATTTCTGCTCTAGAGGCAAGACTGGAGGAAGTCGTCGCTGCTCTGAAGGTAGCATCTCCTGGTGCAGCAAAGAATCTTTGAAGGACTATCCTTCTACAACCAAACAATTAAGTAACCTAACTAAGTCTGCTTTCAATCTCCTCAAAGAATTTTCACGAGGTGGCACCGTGAGAGTTCCTGAGGAAATAAGACAAGCGAGGTTACAAATCTGCTCTACCTGCAAGTACTTTGATGTACAGGGTGGCAATAGATGTACACAATGTGGATGTCTAATGACTTTCAAGAGTAGATTATCAACTGAGAAGTGTCCTCTAAACTTCTGGTAGGTTTCTTGCTTTACCTAAGAGCAAGTGGTGCGGATGGAGGTAACACTCCCGCCCTGTTTCTTGCTTCAGGTTAAAGAGCAAGTGGCGAGCCTGCAAATCCCTAATATTAATGGCGGTTTACCGTCAGGAGGTTGACAACAACCTCCTTTTTTAGTATCATATATAAGAAGAAAATTTTTTAGAAAATGTCCGAATACAAGAAGACGGCACTTGTCCTAGGTGCTGGTGGATTTATCGGAAGTCATATGGTAAAAAGACTTCGTGAAGAAGGATATTGGGTACGAGGTGTCGATCTTAAGTATCCCGAATTCTCTTCTACACTTGCACATGAATTTGTGCAGGCAGACTTGCGTGATACAGGTATCGTCCGTCGTGTTCTCCGTTTCACTGGATACCTTGGTAACTTCTACAAAGATATCGCAGACAAGTTTGAGCAACCGTTTGATGAAATCTATCAGTTTGCTGCTGATATGGGTGGTGCTGGTTTTGTTTTCACTGGTGAGAATGATGCTGACATCATGCACAACTCTGTCACTGTCAACCTGAATGTTCTTGAGGAACAGCGTAAGTTGAATGAGAGGACAGGAGAAAACAAAACAAAGATTTTCTATTCTGGTTCTGCCTGCATGTATCCAGAACACAATCAACTAGATCCTGACAACCCCGATTGCCGTGAAGAATCAGCATACCCAGCAAACCCCGACTCCGAATACGGTTGGGAAAAACTCTTCAGTGAGCGGTTGTATCTCGCTTATAATCGGAATCACGGCATTCCTGTTAGGATTGCTCGCTACCACAATATCTTCGGACCAGAAGGAACCTGGGACGGTGGAAGAGAGAAGGCACCAGCTGCAATCTGCCGTAAAGTCGCTTACCTCCCGGAGCAGGGTGGAGCAATCGAGGTGTGGGGAGATGGCTTACAGACTCGTTCCTTCCTGTTCGTTGACGAATGCATTGAAGCAACTAGAAGACTGATGGACGGTGAGTTCATCGGTCCAGTAAACATTGGTTCCGAAGAGATGGTAACTATCAATCAATTGGTTGATACTGCTGCCAAGGTTGCTGGTAAGGACGTTCAAAAAATTCATAAACTTGATGCACCTCTTGGTGTTCGTGGACGTAATTCTAATAATGACTTGATTCGTAAAGAACTTGGTTGGGATTACTCACAAACACTTGAAGAAGGAATCACAAAGACGTATAATTGGATTCAGGAGCAAATTAATAACAAATGAAAGTAACCGTATTAGGTTCTAGTGGACAGATTGGTGCTTACCTATTCGAGTACCTTGAATCCAAAGGACATGAAGTCACGCCATTCGATGTCGCCCGACATCATGGTGAGGACTTGACACAGATTCCTAACCACAATCTCGAACGTGCAATTAAAAATGCAGACTTTGTGTTTGTTCTTGCCTTTGATGTAGGTGGTTCGCGCTACCTGAAGAAGTATCAGCATACGTTTGACTTTGTTAATAACAACACTCGCATGATGGCAAACGTATTTGACTTGCTTGGTAAGTATAAGAAACGTTTTGTCTTTGCATCATCTCAGATGAGTAACATGAGTTACTCTCCTTATGGTGTGTTGAAGCGTGTGGGTGAACTTTACACTACATCACTGAAAGGATTGACTGTGAAGTTCTGGAATGTCTATGGCATCGAGAAAGACATGGATAAAGCACATGTCATCACTGACTTCATCCGCAAAGGGTTTGAAGAAGGGCAATTTGAGATGTTGACTGATGGCACCGAAGAGCGTCAGTTCCTCTACGCTGAGGACTGCTGTGAGGCACTAGAGACAGTGATGGAAAATTACACAGACTTCAAACCTGAAGATGAGCTACATATTACATCATTCCGTTCTACTACCATTAGAGAGATTGCAAATATCATTCAGGGTTGTTTCGGATTGATTGATAAGTTTGACGTAAAAATCGAGTCTGGACTTGCTAAAGATAGCGTTCAACTGGATAAGAGGAATTCTCCAAGCGCATATATACTTGATTGGTGGGTTCCCAAAACTACTATTGACGTAGGTATCAGAAAAGTGTTCAACGAAATGAAAAAGGAGTACGGCTACAATGACTAATTTGACACCTCTTCGTAATTTTATTGCTCAACCCCATTGTGACTTGGGGGAGAATGCATGGAAATTATTGGATGTTGTTCGTGGATTTAAGAATGCACGTTTCATCGACTTAGGTGTTCGTCTTGGTGCATCGTCTGCTGTGATGTCCGTAGAGGCGGCAGACAGGGGCAATAAGGTGCATGGTTGCGACTTGATGTTCGACGGGTTCCAACGCGAAGGAGCACGGTTCGTCAACCCAGATTACATGTGCTATCAGGCAGATAGTGTGACTCTTGGTAAAAACTGGGATGAAGATCCCTTTGATATTATTTTTGTCGATACAATTCACACCCGCGAACAAGTTCTTGCAGAACTTTACTACTGGGCAGATCATCTTAAGGAAGGCGGATTCTTCATCTTCCACGATTCTCATTGGGAACAAGGTGGCGACGTGATTGGTGGTGTTCAGCACGAGCGTGTTGACGTTGCTATCACAGACTTCTTTGGACTTCCTAAGAGTGTCCGTGAGATGGACATCTATGAGGATGAAAATATCGTTCTCAATCACTTCAAGCCCAGTTTTGGTATGACTTTCATCAAAGTCAAGACTCTGGATGCTATCCCTAAGTTCAAGGCTAACATCGAGAACTGGCAGGAAGTCTTTGACACCCGTAACTGGTTGGCAGATTTGCACTTCAATAAGTCTAATCCAAACTATATTGATTGGAATCAGGACTTGGATGCAATCGAAGTCGAGTTAGGACTTAAGGTATGACGTGTTCTATTTCACATTGGAGTGGGCGACTAGGAAACAATATTCAACAGGTTGCCAACTGCATTATGAGAGCAGAACTGACGGATGATGATTGTATTCAAAAACTTGTTCATCCATATATTAAACAATTTGAATTAGACTTTGGCAATAAACCTCAACCAGGAAATCATTCTGGGAGGTTTTATTGTTGGGAACCTCTGGTTCATTGTGAGAAAGGAATCTTTGAAGGTGGTAATGAAATTGGTGTTGATAAAGAGTATGTTTACAAAAACATGCGACGTATCTGTAAAGACTACGTTCGACATCAGTTAATCCTTCCGAAGAAAGATGCTATTGGCAGTGATACTATTGTCATGCACCTAAGGAGTGGAGATAATTACCATAGAGTATTCAATCCTCCTACTAATTACGTTCCTAATCCACTTATCTACTATCTCAATTTGATTGAGAGTTTTGATAAGTGTATTCTCATCACTGAATCTGATGATGAGAATCCTATTGTACATGAACTTCGCAAAATTGATAAGGTTCAGATACAGTCATCTTCAGTTTCAGAGGACTTTGCAACTCTAATGAACGCAGAGAATGTGGCATTGTCTGGTGTTGGAACATTCGCCATGGCAGCAGCACTATGCTCCAAGCGTATTAAAAATCTGTACACCACAGACTTACTGTTGACTGAGCATCTAAATTATACTATGATGATGAATACAGATGCCGATGTTCATGTCATGGAATTGGAGAATTATATTCCAGTAATTCCATGTAGTTGGCAAAACACAGAAGAGCAACGGCAATTTATTTTAGACTATAGATGAAAATCTTTGTAACAGGATGCGCTGGATTACTTGGTGCAAATTATACTCGTCACCTTCTTGCAAGTGGGCATGAAGTTGTTGGTATTGACGACTTGTCTGGTGGATATAAAGCGTTTGTGCCTAGTGGTGAGAAGTTTACCTTTGCTAAGTTTGATTTAGAAAGGAGGAAGAAAGTTGTTGAACTTTTTCAGGAGCATAACCCTGATGTTCTCGTTCATTTCGCTGCGTATGCGGCTGAGGGACTTTCTCCTTTTATTCGTAATTACAATTATCGTAATAATCTTATCGTTTCCGCTAATCTAATCAACGAATGTATCAGTCATGATACTAAGATGATTTTTACTTCTAGCATGGCAGTATATGGTGAACAAACTCCACCATTCACTGAGGACAAGCGTCCACAACCAGTAGATCCTTACGGTATTGCTAAGTATGCTGTAGAGTGTGATTTGAAACTTGCTCATGAGCAGTTCGGACTTCGATATAATATTGTTCGTCCTCACAATGTTCTGGGTATCTATCAGAATATTTGGGATAAGTATCGTAATGTTATTGGTATCTTCATTCGTAAGACTTTGAGTGGAGAACCCATTCTTGTGTATGGTGATGGAGAACAGACTCGTGCATTCTCTGATATCAAATACTATATGGAACCGTTTGATAAACTCCTGACAGGTTTTGATGGAGAAACATTTAACATCGGTGCTGATAAGTATTTCACTTTGAATGAAGTTGCTGAAACTGTGCAGGCAATTGGCAAAAAGTATGGTTATGAAGTTCCCATTGAACATGGTGAACCTCGCCATGAAGTAAAACATGCTTACTGCGATCACACAAAGGCAAAGACAATGCTTGAGTTCCGTGATAATACCAACCTTCAGGAACTTGTTGAAGAGATGTTTGTTTGGGCAATGAAACAACCGAATAGAAAAGTCAAGCGTATGGAATATGAAGTAACGAGGGATATCTATGACTACTGGAAGTGAAATCCCTAAGGATTATGACTTTGAAGGTTTGTTTCCTGGAGGATGCAAACGTTATACAACAGAAAAGTACGATAGACTGAGACTGCCGTTCCCTGGCGCTGCAGGTATTGTAGAGAATTACTCCCAATCAATGCAAGATATGTTTGTTCTTTCCATGCTGGAAGGAAAGACAGAAGGATATTACGTTGAGATTGGTGGAGATCGTCCTAGAACAATCAACAACACCTGGTTACTAGAGGATAAGTTTGATTGGAAAGGTGTCTCGTTTGAGATTGAAGATTACAAAGTTGAATACTTCAATACCATTCGGAAGAACAAATGTGTTTGTGCTGATGCAACCACATTTGACTACAAAACATTTTTTGAAGAGAATGATTATCCAAAGCAGATTGATTATTTGCAACTGGATTGCGATCCTCCCCACGTTACACTGGCAGCACTTAATAAACTGCCATTAGATGACTATAGGTTCTCTGTGATTACCTTTGAGACTGACAAGTATGCTGGAGGTTATGATGTTCAAACTCAAAGCATGTACACCCTGCAAGATCATGGGTATGTAAGAGTATGTCAGAACGTTCATAATGAAGGCAATCCCTATGAGGATTGGTGGGTAGATCCTGAAGCGATTTCCCGTGAGGTGTGGGGTAAATTCGTTATAGATAATGCGGATTATGAGAACATTATTCTATGCTCATAAAGTTACTTGATAATATTCTCAGAGAGAATGGTAAGGAGATAAAAGGAGTTATTCATGTTGGTGCTCACCATGGTGAAGAACTTAACAAGTATGTAAGACTCCCTCATGTGATTATGTTTGAACCTAATCCTGAGTGCTTCAAAATACTTGAACAGAACGTTAAGGGTTTTGGTATAGAAGATACCTGCAAAATTGTCAATAAAGCACTGGGAAACTTTGTAGGTGAGCATGAGATGTTTGCAGATCCCACTGGACTGGCGGGTTCGTTGTTAGAACCTGTTGTAGCAAAAGAGATGCCTGGACTTGAGTTTACTGAAGAGTTCACTGTTGAGGTGTCAAGATTAGATGATGAAGTTCCTGAGGAACACCCATATAACTTCCTAAATATGGACACTCAGGGATATGAATTGGAGGTTCTTAAAGGAGGAACCAAAGTTCTTAAAAATATTGAGATGGTTTACACCGAAATCAATAGAGCCGAAATTTACAAAGATTGTGCTAAAATAGAACAAATGGATGAGTTCTTAGAGGAGCATGGTTTTAAAAAAATTAAAGAAGTTTGGAAATCCTGCGAAGACTGGGGAGACGCACTTTACATTAAATAAGTAACATGAAAATTTTTGATTCGTTTATTTTCTTCAATGAACTTGAGTTGCTTGAGATGCGTCTCAACATCTTGGGTGATGTGGTAGATAAGTTTGTTCTTACTGAATCTCCTTACACTGTTAGTGGTAATGAAAAACCATTATACTATGAGGAGAATAAAGACAAGTTTGCTAAGTGGCACGATAAGATTGTCCATAACATCACAGAGGAGATTCCAAATGACTTCTCTCACATGATGGAGAAGAGTAAGTTTCATATTGGATATGCAGAACGCGATCCATATGGACAACGTTTCATTGATTTACCTATCCGTTTCCAACGTGCTGTCTATAATCGCAATGCTAGTTGCTTCGGCATTGAAAAGGCAGGTGCGGAAGATGGTGACATCGTGATGACTAGTGATGCTGATGAAATTATCAATCCATATGTTTTAGAGGATACCTCTTGGTTCAATCCTAACAATCATTACGTTGCTGTTGGCAATGCTTACTACTACAAATTGAACTTCCTATATCAGGATGACTGGATGGGAACACGTCTTTGCACCTGGAAGCATCTTAAAGGAACTACTATCGATCAGCATCGTCAAGATCATGCAAGAGCACATAAGATTGAGGATGCATGTTGGCACTTTAGTTTCCTAGGTAACGCTGAGAACTTTAAACTGAAACTGGCATCATACGAACACACTGAAAATAATACTGATGCTAACATTTCTAATGCAGAGGAGAAGGTTGAGAAAGGACTCGATCCTCTGAACCGTGGAATGGTTTACAGGGCAGTTCCTATTGATGAAAGTTATCCTGAATATATTCAGAACAATCAAGAAAAGTATGCGGAGTTTATTAAACCATGGAACTGATTGAAGGTGTAGCACTATCTAAACTCTGCGATTATTCTTTTGGAGATCAAGCAGGACAGTGGAGTAGAATCTATACTCACTTCATGAAGGATGCAAATCTTTTAAATGTAGAGTTTGCGTCCAAGGTATTTTCAATTCAGAAAAAGAGAGATTATATGACTCTCTTTATTGATAATATTCGCTTATATAAGAGAGATATTGCTGAAGTAAAGGAGAGTGATAAACCCATCGTGAATGCCATGATGAACACAAGCAATCTTCTTGACTTGTGTTCAAACTTCCCTGACATGAGGTTTATTATCTTCACTAATCTTGAGGATACTCCGATTGATGATGCTATCTTCGATTGTATTCCTGATAATGTTTTGCGTATCTGTGCTGTCAATGCTGTTGCTAATGGTGGTAAGGTAGTTCCTGCTCCTTATGGTGTTCAAAGGAAGATGCATCGCAATGATGATAGGATTGAAAAACTTGTGAAGGCGATTAATGATAGTCAGATTGGACATACAGAGAATTTATTGTATGTAAGTCATAATGAATCCTCTCATGAGAGTAGAAAGGGAACGAAAGCAATGTTCGCGGACAAATCGTGGGCAACAGTCGATGTTGAGAGAGTTGAATATGGCAAGTTTCTCCGTAACCTCAGTAACCATCAGTTCATGCTTTGCCCTAGAGGTAATGCTATCGACTGCCATAGGAACTGGGAGGTTGTTTACATGCGCCGAGTCCCTATCATGATGAGAGATGAGTATCTACAGACTCTGTTTAAAGATTATCCTGTTCTTTGGGTTGATGATTTCTCTGAGGTGACTGAAGAATTGTTGAAGAATAACTCAAATCTTATGGTAGAAGCACATATGACAGACTTGAGTGGACTTAATCTTGGTTCATGGTACAATAAAATGATTGAGGAGGTGGTATGAACTTCTTTGTAATTTCAAATTATAATAACGACTTGGAATGGGTATCAGAATATCCAAACCCACACATCATTTATGATAAAACGTGGGCAGGAGGCGTTGTTGATAATGATAATAGTGGGTTCCTTCCACCTTCAGGTTTGAAGGAGAAGTATCCAGATTATAATATTGTCAATGGAGATCCTAACGGATACAACATCTCCGATTATATGAAGTTTATTATTGATTACTATGATAATCTTCCTGATGTGGTATGTTTCTTGAAAGGAAATACCATTGGTAGACACGTCAGTAAAGAGTATTTCGACAGAGTAATTAACAATAAAACTTTTACCTGCATTGAGGAATGGCAATCACACGATCCTCATCAGGCAGCGTTGCAGAATGGTTATGCAATGCTTTCATGTGACGGTGGATGGATGGAATATAATAATAGTTGGTATCTTGCTGGAGATATTAAGTATAATGAGGATACTCCAAAGCATCCTGTGAAATACTTCACCAGTTATAATGACTTCCTAGACTTCTGCTTCGATGATATTATTCATCCTCAGTATGTCAAATTCCCACCTGGTGCAAACTTCGTTGTTCCGAAGGAATACATACTGAAGTATCCCAAGGTTTTCTATGAAAACCTCAGAACATTTACTAGACATGCAAGAGTCACTGGCGAAGGGCAGATGATTGAGAGGGCATTGTATACTATTTGGCTTGGGAACTGGATTCTATCTGACAAGATGAAAGAACATGTTAGCGACTGAATTTCTTCATGGGCAAGGCATGGGTAATCAATTATTTGCCTATGTCACCACTAGAATGCTTGCAAAAAAACTTGGATATGATTTTGGTATTAAAGGACTTCGATGTGCTGGGGACTCTAGAGTAAATAAGAAAGGGTTCTACTTCATGAGCCTTGATTATGGAAAGGAAGTCCCTGATGATTTGACACGATATGATGAGTATCGGCATGGATTACATACAGATGATTATCTAAGAACTGATATTAGACTTACTGATAAGAAACTTTTATCTATTCCTGATAATCATATAATCTATGGTAATCTTCAGTCGGAAGATTACTTTGGAGATGAACTTGAGTTAGTCAAAGAGTGGTTGAAAGTTCGTGTTATGCACGAACATGATGAAACAAACGGAAAGAACATCTGTGTTCTCAATTTCCGTGGTGGAGATATGGTTGGAAATGCTGGAGCGTTTGTTCCTGCATCATATTGGCATAATGCCATGGAGCATATGTCAGAATATAACCCTAATATGGAGTATTGCATTGTTACCGATGATGTACAAACTGCTAATTGGATGCTCCCTGACATCCCTGCATATCATATTGACGTGGCATGGGATTATGTCGCTGTCAAGAATGCCAGGAACGTTATATGTACTACCTCCACATTTTCCTGTTTCCCTCTCTGGACAGCCAAAAATCTAGAGATGTGTATTGCACCTAAGTATTGGTTCCACCACAACCTATCACAAGGATGGTGGAGTCTTGGGTGTAGTATTTACAGTTATCCAACATATTATATGGATAGAGATGGCAAACTGTTTACACCTGACGAATGTAAGGTAGAATGGGAAGAGTATAAAAAGACTTCTGATATTTACAAAGGTGACTTATGATTAATCTGCCAGATGTAACACTTATTTCTGTAGACACTACAGATAATCTAGAGGGCACTCTCAACGGTGTCTATACCAGCATGTCTGGAATTAAGTATGGTGCCGTGAAACTAATCACCACACAAGAGAACATCGATAAGAACCCACATTTTGCTGATGAGGGTATCACTGCTGAAGTATCTGTAGTTCCTATCAAAGACTATAATGATTACAACCATTATGTCATCTATCACCTGCATGAGCACGTAGAGACTTCACACTGCCTGTTGGTTCAACCTGATGGTTTCGTGTTGTTCCCTGACAAGTGGGATGATACGTGGTTGAAGTATGACTACATCGGTGCTCCCTGGGCATATGTGGAGGATGCATACATCGATCCTTTCGGTAGACACTGGCGTGTTGGCAACGGCGGATTCTCCTTGAGGAGTAAAGCATTCCTGGAAGTCCCTACTAAGGTTGAAGTCCCTTGGGAAACAAACAACAGTGACTTCTACTGGATGCCAAAGGGTGTGGTGAACTATCATGAAGATGGAAACGTCTGTGTTCACAACCGACACATCTATCAAAATCAGGGTATGCAGTATGCACCTGTAGATGTTGCCGTTAGGTTCTCTCAAGAGACAAGGGTGCCTGAAGCAGAAGGTATCATGCCTTTTGGTTTCCATTACAGATTGCCACCAGGAGTTACTCTGAATCAATAATGCCACTCATTAGATATAACGGAACTTATGGATGGTATTCTCACATACCAAAATGCGCGGGAAGTAGTGTAATACATGCTGTAGCACACTCACCAGGTAATGTGTTCATCAGTAATGAACATGACATAAAGACGGCAGGTAAAAGAGAAGATTGGAGTAATGTTGTATCTCAAGAAGGATGGATGCCTGATGATAATTGGGAAATATCTTTGCAACATTGGCACATGGAACTTGCAGAGTTGTTTGTCTTATTTGATAAGATAGACTTTTCTTTTGCAATGGTGAGAGATCCTGTGGATAGAATGTATAGTGAGTTTAGATTTAGGCATAAAGCATTTACTAGACTTGAGAATGCATTCAGTTGGCAAGATTGGGACTTAGGACAGCACTCTGGACACGATCAACGCACTGATGATTTCTTAGAGTGGTTGGAGAACATGAAACGTTCTTATATTGCTAATCCAGTTGTCTGGGATAATCACTTTCGTCCGCAGTGTGATTTTATTCGAGAGGACACTCACCTGTTCATGTATCCAGAGTTCACTCCTCTCGCAGATTTTTTTGAAGAAAGGTTTGGATTCCGTCCCCATTTTACGAAGAGAAATCAATCTCCAGCAGGAGATGCAGATAAAGACATTACAAAAGAATGTAGAAATTTCATAGAAACATGGTATACTAAAGACTATGAAATGATAGAAACTAAATCACGATTCGGATAACATGCTAGCACACAATCACCTTGGTAAAAACGGAAGATTTGGAAATCAAATGTTCCAGTATGCTGCCACCCGTGGCATTGCAGAGTCACATGGATATGAGTTCATGATTCCTGACGGTCCTAAGACTGATGATGAGTTTGAGGACGAAGAGAATCAACACAAATTGTTCATGGCATTTAAGATGTCTGGACTGAGAAAACTTGGAATGCTGAAAGCTCCCTATTGTCAGGAATCATCGTTCCGTTTTGATGGAGATTTGTTTGAGAACTGTAGTGATAACGTAAGTCTTTACGGATATTTTCAATCAGAGAATTGGTTCGCTCATATTGAAGATGAGATTCGTCAGGACTTTGAGTTCCGTGACGATGTAAAGAACCTATGCAATGGCATCTACAACGAAATCGTAACTGAAGATGGATACACCGAAGCAATCTCTCTCCATGTACGACGAACTGATCATCTCATCAAACCAACTTACCACCCAGTCCTACCAATCTCCTATTATGAGGAAGCACTTGGGCGACTGCCAGAGGATATCCCTGTGTTTGTATTCACGGATGATGCACCGTGGGCATTCGGACACCCATTCTTTGAATCTGATCGTTTCTTTATCTCTGAGAATGATAACATTGTGGACATGTGCCTCATGTCAATGTGTCAATACAACATCATCGCAAACTCCACCTTCTCATGGTGGGGAGCATGGCTCGCAGGACACGACAATGTGATTGCACCTAAACTTTGGTTCGGACCTGATGGTGAAGATCCGACTGATATCTATGTCGATCGTTGGGAGTATCTTGATGTCAAGAATTAGTATTTGTATTCCCACCTATGAATACAAAGGTAAGGGAATTGAGTTTCTAGCAGAGTTGTTTGACTCTCTTGAACGTCAGACTTTCACTGACTTTGATATTGTCATCTCAGATCATAGTAAGGATGATGCAATCATGGAGTGGTGTCGTCATTGCCACTATGATTTTGAAATCACTTACGTTAAAAATATCAACGGACGTGGATATCAGGCACCTAATACAAACTGTGCCATTGAAAATGCAGAGGGTGAAATTATCAAACTCATCTATCAGGATGATATGTTTGTGGATGATAATGCTCTTCAGAAAATCCACGATGCATTTCAAAGTGGTGTCAAATGGTTAGTTCATGGGTTCACTCATACTACTGATGGTGTAGAAACTCATAGAGATTGTGCTCCTAAATGGACACCAAGGATGGTAGAGGGTGATAATCTACTTGGAAGTCCATCTTGCACTGCCTTTCTGAATGGAACTTATGATGGTATGGATGAGGAATTGAAACTTCTTATTGACACTGAACTTTATCACCGCATGAGAATTAAACATGGTATGCCTGCACTGATGGAGGATGTTCTCATTGCTAATAGAGAACATGATAATAGGGTTAGTGCTGGTGGTGTTAATTATGACGCTACTATTTCAGACTCCTCTAGAACTTGGTTGGTAAATAAGGCAGAAGTAGAGCATATCTATCGTAAGCATCCTGAATTTTTTGCAACAAGAAAGTATCCCGATGAAGATTGATTTAACACAAGCGACTTTTATCATCCCGATTCGTATTGAGTCTGAGGATAGACTTAGAAATGTCATTACCTCAGTGGCATTTCTCCTTAACAACTTCAATACCAATATCATTATCAAAGAAGTTGATAAGACATCTGTATTCAAAGAAAGAGCACTGCCACAACTCCAAGACTTTTTTGGAGAAGTCAACGTAAATCATATCTTTGAAGAGAGTGATGAACCTTTGTTCCATCGTCAGAAGGTTCTCAACGAAATGATTATGGAGGCAGACACAGAGATTGTTGTTAACTATGACTGCGATGTCATTCTTCCTCTTGAATCTTACGTGTCTGCTTACACAGGGATTATGGAAGGAGTCTTTGATGTTGTATATCCATATGGCGATGGGATGTACCAGAGAAGAGTGAACGCTGAAGATGGAGTGGTGTCTGCTTTCCTTGACAGTAATGATTATGGTTTTCTAGATAGAGCATCCAATGAGCACACTTCTGACTTTGGATGGGCACAGTTCTTCCGTCGTAGTGTTTACATCCAAGGTGGCATGGAGAATGAAAACTTTCGTGCCTATGCTCCAGAAGATAAGGAAAGATATTTCCGCTTCACCACACTTGGATATAAAGTTGGTAGAGTGAATGATGTCGTCTATCATCTGGAACACGCTAGAGGTGAGAACTCTTGGTTCTCTAACCCACACATGCAAGACAATATGAATGAGTGGGATAAGATTGCAAAGATGGACAAAAAGACTCTAATGGAGTATTATTCTAATCAAAAGTATTTGGAGAAGTATGTTAGCCTTTAATCATATCGGAAGTCTTGGCAGACTTGGTAATCAAATGTTTGAGTATGCTGCTCTTCGTGGCATTGCTGCACGTCATGGATATGATTGGTGCATTCCAACATATGACAGAAAGGGAATTGAGAACTATAGTCTTCACTTCTGCTTTAATATGGAGGATGTGAAAGAAGATAACTTGTGTGTTAGAGAAGACTATGGATATGTTCAGGAAAGATGCTTTCACTTTGATGAAGAACTTGTCCGTGACTGTCCAGATAACGTAAGTCTTTATGGATTCTTTCAATCTGAAAAATACTTTAAGAATGTAGAAGATGTTATTCGTAAGGAATATACTTTCTGCAATGAGCATCTTGAACCATGTAAGCAAATGATTGACACCTTGGAGGGACAAGAACCAATCATGCTTCATGTCAGACGTGGAAATCCTAATCTGACTGACTCTAGAGGATTTAAATGGAGTTACACTCAGTGTGGTGATATGCATCCCACTCAGACTGTTGAATACTATGAGGAAGCACTATCACACTTTGATGATGAGCAACCTGTTGTAGTATTCTCAGACTCTATTGAATGGGTAAAGGAACAACCATTCTTCCAAGGAGATAGATTCTTACTTTCTGAACCCGAAGAGACTTATGCAGATGGTTCTTTCACACCATATGCTGACTTGTGCTTGATGTCTTTATGTTCTCATGCTATTATTGCCAATAGTAGTATGAGTTGGTGGGGAGCATGGCTCCAGACTAATCCGAACAAGAAGGTTATTGCACCGAAACGATGGTTCGGACCTGCTTATGCAGACAAAGATACTAAAGATCTCTACTGTCCCGATTGGATTGTCCTATGAACAGAATTAAAGACTACACTGAATTAGAAGAAAGAATTGTTGCCTGGATTAGAGAGTATGCTGATAACAATGGTATCAGCGCACTAGTCTGTGGCGTCTCTGGCGGTATCGATTCCGCTGTTGTATCAACATTGTGTGCTCGCACAGGACTTCCTACGTTTGTCCTGACGATGCCTCTCAACTCAAAGATGGAGAATACAATTCTCTCCACTGCACATGCAACTCAACTGAGAGAGGAGTATGAGAACGTTACAATGCAGAACGTTGAACTCTCCTCTGTGTATGAGAAATTCCTTCACTCCATTGATTGGTGGACGGATGCTCATGGTGGAGAGAAAGGCACTTACACTTCTAACAATCTTGCTAATGCCAACACTAAGTCACGTCTTCGTATGGTGACTCTGTATCAGATTGCAGGAACTGTTGGTGGTATTGTTGTCGGCACTGGCAATAAGGTTGAAGATTACGGTATCGGATTCTATACTAAATATGGTGATGGCGGTGTGGACATCGCACCTATCGCTGACTTGTACAAAACAGAAGTATGGGAACTTGGCAGACACCTTGGTGTCGATGAACGTATCATTAATGCTGCTCCTACAGATGGACTGTGGGAGGATAGTAGGACTGATGAAGAGCAGGTAGGTGCGTCCTATGAGGACTTGGAATGGGTGATGGATACTGAAATTACTAAACATGCCAAAGATCCAAATGAATGCACTCAGTGGATTGGTAAACCTATTACTGAACAACAGAAGTCTGCTATCAAGCAGTATATGAAGTTCAACCGTCAGAACAAGCACAAAATGATTTCTATTCCTACGTTTAAACTATGAAGATTGGACTTATTGGCGCAGGGAGACTGGGCATCTGCTTTTCTCTCCTGTGTGAGCAAGCAGGTTATGATGTTCTAGTTTCGGACATCAGAGAGGAGTATGTCGCTGCTCTCCAGAGCAAGAAGATTACTACAAACGAACCGCAGGTTCCACTTCTACTTGAGACTTCTCAGAATTTTGAGGCAACTACAGATAACTTTAGAGTCATTCAAGAGTGTGATATCATTTACACTCTTGTAGCAACTCCCTCTCTTGAGAGTGGAGACTATGATGTCTCTGCTGTTTGGAAAGTTGTTAATGATGTGATTGCCTCTGGTGTCAAAGACAAGGCACTTATTGTTGGATGTACCACTAACCCTGGGGACTGTGCAAAGTTCCAAGAGGAACTAGATGCTTGCGGTTGGAAAGTATTCTACAACCCTGAGTTTATTGCACAAGGTTCCATTGTCAAAGACTTGCGTCATGCAGACATGGTTTTGATTGGTGGTGATGAGGAGGAGTTTGAAACTCTGAATGAACTTCGTAAGTTATATAAGAAGATTCAGACAACTGAACCTAAGTTTGGTGTGATGTCAGTCACTGCTGCTGAGGTAGTGAAGTTAGCAATGAACTGCTACCTCACAACTAAAATCAGTTATGCAAATATGGTTGGTGAAGTCATGACACTTGCAGGACTTGGTTCAGAAATTAATACGGTTCTCAAAGCAATCGGTGATGACACCCGAGTTGGTAATAAGTTTCTGAAGTATGGATATGGTTTCGGCGGTCCTTGTCTGCCTAGAGATAACCGTGCCTTTGCTGCCTTTGCTAAGAGTGTAGGACTGGAGTACAACCTGGGAGAGACTACAGATAATTTTAACAGGCAACATGCAACGTTCCTCCTGGAGCAAGTTATCGCAGACAATAGCGATGGATATCCTTTCTATTTCCCATACGTTTCGTATAAGAAAGGCACCGACATGCTTGTGGAGAGTCAGCAATATAAACTGTGTTTAGATTTGCTTGACGCTGGTTACACGGTTTACATTGATGATATTGATGATATTATCAAACAGATTGAAACCAATCTAACTGCAAAGTATGGAGGCAGAGCACTCTTCGGCAAACCAAGTCAAACTGTATATCAAATTAATATCTGATGGATATCGCACTTCTGGATAAGAATAAGTCCGCATATAAACTGAAAGGCATCGGACCCATTTACTGTATTAATCTGGATGAACAGACAGACAGATGGGAATATATGGAGAGCCAGTTTAAGTTCTGGGAGATTGACAACTATGAACGTATCTCTGCATACGATGGTAGAGAGGATGATTTGAGTGGCATTCTCAAAGGAACCTATCCTGAGATGATGACTGGTGGTGAGGTTGGATGTATCACCTCTCACCTCAAGGCAATCAAGCATTGGATTGAAACCTCTGATAGTCCTTATGCAATCATGATGGAGGATGATTGCAGTCTTGACTTAGTTCAGAACTGGAACTTTACTTGGGCAGACTTCTATGGAAACTTTCCATATGATTGGGATGTAGTTCAGATTTCAATTATTTGTACGGGAGACATTCATACTAAACTTCACAAGAGGTTTGTTAATGATTTCTCTACTGCCTGCTATGTAATCTCTAGACATCATGCAGAGAAACTGATTAAACATCATTGTCGTGGTGATAAATATCGTCTGGACAATGGCGTCAAACCACGTCCTGTTGCCGATGATTTGATTTACAACGCTGGCAACACTTATTCTATTCCACTATTGGTTTACAAAACGGAATTGGGTTCGTCCATTCACCCAGAACATGTTGATGCTTTCCATGTAGGGAACTACAAAGCACAGACTAATTACTGGCAACAGAATGGTGCATCTATTGACATTAAACAATTGATGGATTACGATCCTTACCTTGGTAGAATGACTGAAAATTCATTTACTAAAGAACAAATAGAAAGAGGAGAACATAAGCAGAATGGCAATTAAATCTCTTTTCCCAAGACAAAATAAAGTTGTTATTGATACGGAGACTAGTGACGTGACTAACGGATTTTCTGAACAATATATTCCAATCGTTGAAATCTTCTGGATGGAAGATGGCAAGATGAAGAGCACTCCTACACACTATATCTTTCAAGATATCAAAGTGGTTTTGTTTGCTGTTAAAGGTGCATTCAATCCAACGTGTGAAAAGCAGTTGTTGGAGTTTGAAGCAAAAGTTGATGAATTCAAAGCATTAGGGATTGATGATGTGTGGTGTTGTATCGTCAACGATAAACATGTAGTCGATGCCTGGGCAGAAAAACTTGGTATTAAGAAAGTTAAGTTCCTCATTGATGGTAATGGATTCTTTACTGACGCTGTAGGAATGTCTCTTTCAATGAGAAATTGGGGTATGCTTAATCGTTCTGCCAGATATGTTTCATATATTGATAATGGAATGTTTAAGTGGTTTGAGCAAGATGACAAGGAAGAAGATTCCTATGAGGACGTATACATCAAACCAACACCAGAGGTTGCTCTGAACTATCTCAAGAGAACCTTGACATCCTAAATATTTCCCCCTATAATGGGGACTACATGATTGAGGGTTAAAAGTCTATGTTCAAGGCGTTGTTGGCAACAGCAATTACCTTACCTATCGCTGGAGCAGTAGCGGTTAAGTCGGTTCCACATCCGAAACCACTTCCGTCACTTAAATCTCCCGAATGGACATGCCCTGACTGCACTCCATCAGAAAAATATGTCCTCAGAGAAATCCAAAGAAAAACAAAGATTCGAGATAAGAATGTTCTGTCAACAATCTTGGGAAACATTAAACAGGAAAGTAACTTCCATTCCAACATTTGCGAGGGAGGGGCTAGAGTTCCTTACTCTGATTGCCATCGGGGTGGGTACGGACTCATTCAGTGGACCTCTGAGAACCGTTATTTGGGGTTAGGCGAGTTCGCCAAGAAATATAAATGTGATGAAAGCACACTAGAGTGTCAGACTCGCTACATGATTAACGAGTCACAGTTTCAGGATGTACTTCCTGATTTTGAAGGTTATGGGCACACCATCGCACAGTATATGAAACCTGCATATCGTTGGTTGGGGTGGGGTATCAAAGGTAACCGCGAAAAATATGCATACGAGTATAGTAAAAAACTACGACTGGAATTTGTGGTATGATTAAAAAAGTTCTTGCCAAATTGTTCAACAAAAACGACAAACTAGAGTGTGCTGTTGACGAAGAAAAAGTTGATTGCGAACATCTAGATGACGATCAGGATAAAGCATACATTGGTGTCCCTGCTCCTATCTTGAATCCTGTTGACGAATGGTTCTCCTCTTCATACGGAGCACCTACTGCTATCACCGAGAAGCAACAAGAACATGTAGAAGCAACTGAAAGATTGCATGAAGACATGCGTAAAGAATCTGGAGGTGAGTCTCCTAACATTCATCAAGAGATGTATGAATTGGCAACTAAATCTGGTAAAACCACTACTCAGTTGAATCCTGTTGGTGGTTCCGAAAACTTTCAAGGCGGTTCTGAAAATGTCCATCGATGATTGGCGCTACAGTGATTACAAAATGAAGGTTAGGGAGCAAGGACTTCAGGTTTTGCTCTCTAAATTTGGTGGAGAAATGAAGGGGACAACTCCTAAATACTCCAGTCAATCAATCTACGAGTGTGTTCATGATTGGGTGTCTCAAGGCAACATGAACACTGCGGGGATTGTAAAATATTACGAGGCATATTATGCAAAAGGTAATTAATGTTTTAGCAGTTCTATCATTTGTAGGAACTGCTGGTATCATCGGCACGGGAACAGTTGTTTATCTCCGTCGTGATGCTATCGCTGAGCGAGTCACTGAGAAAATCACCAAGGCAGCAACAGCGGCGATTGCAGACGCACTTCCTGGTATGATGGATGCTGCTATGCCCGAACTTCCTGGTGCCACTGGTGGCGCTGTTCCTGCTCTTCCTCCCGCTCTTCCATATTGATAACCAAACATGAAAAAAATTATTGCTTCCCTGGTTGCTGCGGCAGCGGTTGTCCTACCTGCCCATTCAGACCCAATCACGGAAGATGAGTTCTTCACCCCTCATGCTCAGGGGTGTATGCTCCTAGGAGAATGCACCGATCATGTTCAAGAACTTAAAACAGTTTCTGATCTCAACAAACATGAGGAACTGGTTGATAGCGATTACAGTGGTGTTGCTGATGAGTTTAACTCTCTCATCCGATCACTTAATGCAGTCGGAGCTAGGGTTTTTCTAGCAGACATTCGATACTTCCCAGTTGGACATCGTGGCGTCTATCATACTGTAAGTAACAACTTCTTTTTGAATGTTGCTCACATGAAGCGTCCTGGTGTGGTGATGTCAGTGATGCGTCATGAAGGATGGCACGCTGCTCAGGACTGCATGGCAGGCACTATTGATAATAACTTTATTGCTATTATCAAACCTGAGGAAGATGTCCCTAAGATTTGGCAAGCGATTGCGAAAGACACATACAAGTCTCAACCACATGCTATTCCCTGGGAGAAAGAAGCATACTGGGCAGGACACACTGAAGGTATGACTGCCAAAGCACTTGAGTCTTGTGCTGCTGGAACTATGTGGACTGACTATGAACCCACACCTATGACAGGTGAATGGTTGAGAAAGAATGGATACATCAAATAAACCTGAAAACCCAACCGTGCCATTAGTCCTTGGTTTAGTGGCATGTTTTCTTTTTGGTATAAGTATTATTGTGGCAGGATATTTCCACGGACACATGCACTTACTAGAAACACTTAAAAATGCCCGCGCTTCTTAACTTTTTTCTTGCAGTAACTCTCTGGGTACAAGTCCCACAATGGAGCGATGATTGGAGTAATTGTGCTGTTGATGTTCCTGATACATCTTGTCACTGGTATATTGTTAATGCCGACAACACCTTCGGAGAAGGATTTGACTGGGAAACCGCACCGTGGTATTCAGTAGAAGGATTGCTAGATGTTGCCAACCTTCATGATGAAGTGGTAGAATCTGGACATCAATACACCATGGAATCTCTTCAATCTAAATAGAGTTGCCTTTTGCTGGTGACTCATGTCCGAAGATGTAAAAACTGTAGAAAAGAAAAAAGGTCCTATTGGAAAGTTAAAGGACAAAATTGAGGATGCTGATGAGCAATTGGCAGTTCTCAGTACACTTGTCAGACTTGGCATTCTTGTTTGGAGTGGTGGTATTCTCACCCTCAACTATGTGACAATCCCTGGATTGCCACAGCAAAAAATCGATCCGACCTTCATAGCCTCCGTGTTCACCGGTGTGTTAGCTACGTTCGGAGTCCAGACGGCGAAGAAGTCTGGTGACGGCACCATGAAGATGAATGGTGCTGGCGCTGCTGGTGCAGTCACCAAAGCAGACATGGAGAAGTTGATTGAGAAAGCAACTCAAGCAGCACCTGCTCAAGTGATTCGCATTGAACAAGCACCATTAAGTATCACAACCGCTCCTGCCAAGAGCGACGAAAAATACAAGATGTAATCTAAATATTACTGTAGTCACGGGCATCACTCCCCAGGTGTTCCCATGTATCGGGAACCGCACTTGCAGAGGAAGTCAGACGAATGTGCTGACCTCTGGTTCTCGTGGAAAGAATTATGGGACAGAGATTCCAACAGTAAAGAAGCAAAAGAAGCAAGGCAAAAATGGAGTAACTGTGTTACAGAATTTGGCAAAATGGTAAGTCAGGAAGTCAAAACAAACCCCCGTTACACTTCAATTAGGAAGACATAGATAGTGTAGTTGCGTAAACTTTATGAAGTTTATTTTCGCATTCATTGCCACATTATTTCTTGCCGCACCAGCATGGGCAGTAGACGTTCAAATGGGATCTAATGGTAATCTTGTTTTCGATCCTGCAGAAGTTACTATCTCAGCTGGCGAATCGGTGCATTTTGTTAATAATATGCTCCCTCCTCATAACGTTATCGTTGAAGATCGCCCTGACTTAGGTCACGAATCCCTGGCAATGTTACCAGGTGAAGAGTTTGATGTTGTCTTTAACGATCCTGGTGACTATACTTACTGGTGTGCTCCTCACAAAGGTGCAGGTATGATTGGTACAGTTCACGTCGAATGAATTCAAACCAGAAGAGGGAATTCTATAAGTCTCTTAGAGAGCGCATCAAACAATTGAGAATGCAGCATCTCTTTGAGGAACCTTGTCCTCTTTATGAACCAGAGTGGGAAGAAGACTACATCTGGGATTGTCGATTAACTTACGACTATGAAGAAGATGAAGAATCTCAATAAATTAGTTTTAGATATCACAGTCGCAATCATTGATTTCTTATACAAAGGGAGGGATTATCAACGTTTCTGGGTGCTCGAAGAAATTGCTAGGGCACCCTACTTTGCTTTCCTAAGTGTTCTACATCTAAGAGAATCCTTAGGATTACGAGGTCCAGAACACATTTATTTGATGGAGGAACATTTTGCTCAGACTCTTAACGAAACAGAACATCTGGAATACATGGAAAGTAGGGGCGGTAGTGCTTA